GTACGATCTAATCTAATCTGCCCAATAATCATTTCTGGACTCATATTTAGAGTTCTAATAACAGATGGATATAGTGACTTCATGTCAGTACTACCTATCCATCTATGGAATCCCTTTCTAGGAGTTGCAACCCACCCACCTGCTGCGCGGCTTGCTGTCTCTTCGTGACCATGCTTCTTATCTGGACAGATCATATTATTGTTATGAGCTTCCATTAAGACATTTTGGTCAGTAACTGCTACTGCACCCATTGTTGTTTGGATTAATACGCAACTCGAATGCGCGATAGAATTTGCCAAGTCAATGAATTGAAGTTTCTTATCTAGTTTATCTAGCAGACGTGTATCTTGTAAATTGTATTCCAAGAACTTTTTAAAGTCATCGTTATACAATTCGTCTAGCGTGCCTTCGTACTGAATCTTTGTTTCGCCTAATTCAATTTCTGCAATAGCATTGAGCGTATAGCTGTGACGTTCTTCGTAGTTGTACTTTTTATAGATTGCCATGTAATCTATAGAAATGCGACCAATCAAATCATAAGTAAACGCTTCACGACCGCCACGTTCAAACTTACGTTCCTTGGGCATCTGTTCCCAAAGACACAATCGTCTAGCTTCGTTTTTACCTAGGACTTTCTTTATACGATTTACAACATATGGAATATCATATGGTTCACTGTTCCATCCCGATAATACATCAGCATCTTCGACAATGTCTATAAAGGCATTAAGCATTTCTGCTTCTGTTTTAAATAATACTGTATTACCTACTTCTTCAGCAATTGCTGATGCTTCTTCCCATGTCAATGTTTCTGGTGGAAATGCTAAACAGATAATCTCATCTAGCCATTGCAGATGAACCGATATAGCAGTAATGTAGTTGTCAGCATCAGCAGCATCTGACCACCCCTCATCCTTATCGAAACTAGTTTCAATATCGAAGAATGCTACATTTAGTGCTGGTGCGTCACCGTTGTGATAGTTGTGCTCAAGTGAACGAAAAATAGGATCAACATCTGATTCCCATCTTTTTACATTACCCGACAGTGTTTTTATTAGTTTTTGTTTTTCAACATAGGTACGTGGCACAATCTTCTTTACGGTATCTCCGTAAATAGTCTTGTGGGAACCCTTTGGGTCAGTAAGGAAGAAATGATAGTCAGGTTGGAATTCACGGTAAACACGTTTACCATTTACTCTTTCTACTATCTTGATTACTTCACTATCTCCGCCCCTTTTAAAAAGAGCGTCAACGTACATTAACCTAGACCCCCGGCCTTATATAGTTCTTCGAGTTCGTCGAATGCTTCCCTCTTATCATTCATATCTCCCTTCTGGCAGATTTTGATAAGCTTATTTAACTGACCGGGTTTTACTTCGAGCTCTTCAGCGATAGCGGCCACGGTTTCCTTCAATCCTTCTTTTAAATCTTCCACCTCCTGCATGACCTGTACGCCATCTGCTACCAACTGTTTTAGCCGTGCTATGTTTTCAGGACTCAATTTTGCCATTTAAATCTCCTTATATTATTCTGTTTCCCATTTTTCAATAACGTTATATCCATTATCAATTAATAGTTCTTTCTTAGATATAGTTTGTCTATATAATTCCCCGAATGTTACTCCCTTGACAGGATTTATATCATCACTGTTAAAAATTTTAGGATTCCCGTGCCAGAAGTCTCCCAGATATTCATATATTGTATTCGTTTCAGGTATATATGCATCTGCTATAATTAATTTATTGGCAACGATTAATCTATGTTGTCTATATTTTTTGGGAATACACAAGGAATCTAACCATACAATTTCTCTTAAAGACGTTGTGATAGCACATTTAGGACATCGTTGTCCTCGTAAATGTGCGCCTGCCTGTTGACTAAATTCGCCATGTGTATAACATGTTATATTTATAGCGGTATGTGCGCCGGCATATATAACATTGGCATAATTATATGTCGTTCCGTGAACATTTCTTAATCTTTCAATAAAATCTTCTGTACTGATTTTAAAATTTCCTGCACATTTACGACAGCCGTATCCCGATAAATGGCTACTAGGTAGTTGAGTGAATATTCCGTGATCGAGGCATATTATATTAATATCTTTATGTATTCCGGTATAGAGTACTTCGGAATAATCGTATTTGTTTGAGTGTATTATGTTGGCCTTATCAACAAAACTCTTGGTGGTAAATCGAGCGTTTCCACCACATGCTGGACAACCATGGCCTGCCGTATGTTTACCAGCAACCTGATAAAAATCTCCGTGAATATTACATTTAATTCTAACAGGCGCGAATGCCCCATCATACACACTATCCGTATAATCGTACTTATTTCCGTGAATATTCCGTGATTTCTGAACAAATTGTTCAGTAGATAATTTTCTTGTCATGCTATATTATAGCATAATCTACAAGAAAGTCAAGGATTTCTATTAAAACATCCCGTAGGCGTTGCCTGTTATTGGTTCGTTGGATCCCTTATACTGCTTGGGATCATATCCGTGTATTGGTGAAAGTATGCCTTTCATTAAAGTTTCGTCTGCTATTTCTTGCCCAAAACGATACATCTGGTCAGGCATGACCCTTCTAAACCATTCTACTATAAGTGGGCGGACATCGCGACCTGGATCCGATTCTTCGAGAGATCTAAGTTGATCGTTTAGCTCATCGTCTTCTATAATTTCCATTATATAGATTGGCGCCACGATAGCTGGAATAGGTTTTTCCATTAATCTCTTAACGAGTTCAAAATCATCTAAAGTGAGTGGTAATTTATAAACTGCTTCTTTTAACTGTTTAACAGGTCGATAGGCATATCTATGTGCTCCAAACTTCAAATCAAGTTTATCTGCTGCATTTGATGCGCGCCGTAGATTGTTGTACGGTCCTGCTACCTTATATCCTGTACGAGTATCGTATACTTCGTATGCACCCAACTCTGCTAAATCACTTTCTGCAATACTAGTTTTTTGAATAATATCTTTAAGTGATACATAATCAGCTTTTAACTTTGATTTTAGAAAATCTCTAGCTGTGCCTGCGGCCATATGGCAAAGTTTATCTACATATAGATCCATACGTGATTGTAATTTATCAATTGTTCTATATGATTGGGCTGATAGGCCACGGTCAGTTAGACCTTTTGGTAGTAAAATTTCAACTATTCTCATATGTGTATTTATCAAATTTTATTAACATTGAAAATAATGTCAAAATAAAAGGGCCGAAGCCCCTTTATTAGTTTGATATTTTAGATATCAAATTGTTCTGATACAGACTTAGGAACTAAGTCGATCTTGTATTCTTTAGCTTTTTCTACAATAGCTGGAAGAACAAATACAGCGCCCGGAATAGCAACTAAACCAGCAAAAGTAGTTGCCTTAAGCAATTCAACTGCTTTCTTATTTGCTTCGGTAATTTCCTTCGGTGTAGCTTCGCCCTGGAACGACTTTTGATAAGTCTTCCACATATCTTGGCTATTTGTGTATTCAGTCTTGAATACGGTTTGTACTTTTTCAAATACTACCTTTGCTTCGTCCGCTGTCTTTGGGACATTTGCGAAAAGATCGGTTGTTGCTTTGAAAAAATCTTGAGGGGTTTTAGGGATTGTGAACATTTTTAATTTCCTTATTGAGTGCCATTGTGGCCACTATTGCAAATCTGTTGCCTCACCATGAGCGCAACATTGCATAGTGTATTACTTATCAAAAAATGCTGCGACCGCACATTTTATTGGTAATAATCTGCCTCAAATTTATACCGGTGGTTTTGGTTCTGTGGTTTCTTTAATTTTTACTCCGGCAGCACCAGAGCCTAACAATGTACCGTAGGCAATTCCGAAATTAAGCATGTCGAATTTACCTGATTTATACACTTCGAATCCGGCAAAAGACACAAATGCTAATACACCTAATATCCATAACCATCTGGCCGGATCATGTGTTTTTCCATCCGGTCCGGTGAACAGATCACTCATAATTTTATTGAATTTATTCATCTTAAATACTCCAGTTAACGTAGTATTTATAGAAAAAGCCCGGTGTATTAAACCGGGCTTTTTGATTTGAACTAACCTAAGTTAGTTATTAGCTTATTGTGCTACTTGGTAAGTGAAAATCACTGTTGCAGTAGAACCAGATGTTGCGCCTGTAGAAGCAACTGTTGCATTGACTTGGACTGAACCAGCTTCTGTAACAAAAGTTTCTGCCATATACATTCCTGCAAGTTGTGTATCATTTTCGCCAGTTGTCATGTAAGCTGCAACGCCACCTGACTTACCAACCGATAATGTTGCTGATGCATCAGCTAAACCAACTACTACCTTAACTGATAGTACTGTTGCGCCTGCTGGCATTGCTGTACCAATTGCCGTTGTACCGTTTGCACTTAGATCAACAACTGCTTGGAAGGACTTAACTGCGCCAGCTGAAGCACCTGCCGCAATAGCCTGATCAACATAATACTTATTAGTTAATGCCGAAGGAACTGCTGCAATTGCTGTTGAATATTGCGCTGCTGTTGGACCTGTTACATTTACATAATTACTTGTACCAGAAAGATCTAAAACAACGTTACCAGTAACTGCTTTTAATGTTAATGTTGTATTACCTTGAACAGTAAGTGGTGTACCTGCATCAGATTGTAATTCGCCTGCGCCTGCTGGTCCGATAACAACTGCACCAGTACCATTAGGTGTAAGTACAATATTTGAATTAGTAGCAGTAGAAGTGATTAACAAATCTGTGCCATTAGCAGCAAATGTACCACCATTGGCACCACCTAATGTTAATGTATCGGTAGCACCAGCAACATATGTTAAACCAGCATCAGATTGTATTGCACTTGTGCCATTACCAAATAATAGTTGAGTAGCACCTAATGTAGTTGTACCAGTACCACCGTGTGCTACGTCAACTGTCTTAAGAGAAACCGCACCTGCTGCTACTGTAAACGAAGCAGTATTGAAACTAGCAACGCCCTTTACAAGTGTTGTAGCATCTTGTACTGTCACTGTGTAAGTCGAACCAGTTGCAGATGTTGATATACCTTGTGCAGATGTACCTTGAATTAATACTGTACCACCTAAACTTACTGAACCAGAACCTGAATCAGAATTCAGTGTAATTGCAGAATTTGCGAGCATTCCGTTTGTTACGCCACCGGACTTAATACCTAACTGACCTGCCACAGCAGTTTGTGTTAACCCACCTGCAGAGTCAAGTACTAATGTTAATGGACCACCTGTATCATTAAGAGCAAGTGCACCAGCGATGTCAAGTGTAATTGCCTGATCAAGACCAACTCTAACATACTTAAGACCGTTACTGATAACCGTCGAAACAACTGTACCAGAAATATTAACACCATCACCGGCAACATAAGTACCAGCACCGGAGAACTGAACCCATACCTGACCGGAGAATGAAGTTAGATATTCATTTGTTTGTGTCCAACCAGAATTTGCATGTGTACCTTCTGCTACGAATACCGAAGCGTGTACTAATTCAGTATATACATCAGCATCAGCACGACGTGTTAATACATATGTACATGTTGGAGCAGTGCCCGTGATAGCAGCAACATAGATACCATTCTGAGAGTTTACACCTTGATTTGTTAACAATGTGCTTTCGCCATCCAGCATTGTTTCGCCATCAATAATAAGATCTGCGCCTGGAGTCGCCTGTAACAAAGCAACATCGCTGAACGAAATAGTGTTAACTGATTGCTTCCATTGTAGACCAGAGATTAAATTATCAACATATGCTTTCGATGTAGCTGCTGTAGCACCAACTGCAATAGCTGGTAAGCCTAATACTTGTCCGCCACCAACGAATGTAATATTCGCTGCTGATGTCATAGTAGAACCACCTAATTGTACATATCTGCTATCAACTAAGTTGTATACATCGGATGCAACTACTGGTGTATTACCAGAAACGCGACCGTAGCTATCAAGTGTTACCTTAACAAAATCACCTGTAGCCGCTTGCGAAACTGTTGCAAGACCGATATGTGTGTTTGTAGAAACACCATTGCCATCTGATACAGAAATTTGACCACTTGTGCCTGTAATTTGACGCATTGCCATAGCACCGTCTGCTGTGACAACTGCATATCCGAACGGTGCAGCTGATAAGCCTTCAAGTGCTGCTAAGTTGTTGGCAAGTACGAATGTTGGACCTGCACCAACACCACTTGGATCAGTAATTGTGAAACCACGTGAAGGTTGAACTAATGAGGTAGATTGATATGTATTAGCACCTGTCTGAACCATAAGTCCAGTGGATGTCTTTGCTGCCAATGCTGCAAGACCGGCATCATAAGCCTGTACGCCCGAAGTTGCACCAGGTGCAGCTTGTAACCAACCAGTTCCTGTATCATTTGCATAAATGACATTACCTGCACCAGATGCTGGGAAAATTTCTTCTAAGGAATTATCAGTAACAACTGCTGCTGCAAGTGTATTCAATGCGCTTGTTAAATCTGTTGTACCAGCTGGCCAAATTGTTGCATTTACTAATCCACTGGATTGATATACACCGCTACTATTAACCATTGCACCCAATGAGTTTTCAATTGCATCGACTTCGAGTTGTAATGCTGCTGCATCGCCGCCTGTTGCAAGTTCCATCCATGCTGTACCATTGTAGAATTCCACAAATGACGCCGCTGGTGTATCATTGTTAACACGGACCATACCAGTTGTTGCCAATCCGGCGCGTGCTGCACTATTGCCCACTGGTGCAATAAATGCCTTCGTACCGTTTAGTTGGAATACACCAGCGCCTTGGCGACTAAGTGTAGTATCGCCGCCAATACTAACAGTACCAGAGGTTGAACTTAGAACTGCATTACCAGTTGTTAAAGTTATGTTTCCTGCAGATGACGTGATGCCAGCTGAAGTAAGTGCTGCATCGGTGAAACCGTCTGCTGCCTTAAAGTTAAATGTACCTGCGTTGTTAATTAAACGGGTACCTGCCTTGCCAAGTTGTAGATCACTGCCTACACCAATAAGACCGAAATTTTTTACGTTTGCCATTTTTTCTCCTAGAATAGGCCAGCATGGCCTTCAGTAAACTATTTATCCAAAGATCAAATTATTACACATATGAGACTATAATCTGAGCTTCACCTAAAGTTGATCCACCATTTGTAAAATTAGATGTAATTGTTACATCTCCCCCAACTGTATCGATTCCGAAAAGTATGTCTGTAGATGTTGTGTAAGTTCCTGCAACTGTCATATCAATTAAACCAGTAGCCATTAGACCCGCCGGAACCGGTGGCTGTGGTGTGGTTAGATTATTAACATGATATCCGATAGACAATGTTGCTGCTCCATTGAACGGAGTTGTAACTTCAACTGTAATTAAAGATACTCTGCGTCCTGTGCTTATTGATCCTATATTTATGGACGGTAATGAGGTCGTTGTAAGGGTATATTCAAGTGATTTTGCATCTGTCGTGGAACTATCCTGATTACTTGTTTCAATCCAAATAGTTCCATTGAATAACCATAGACTCCATTCATCTGAATTATTTCCTTGTGTGTCAACACTATCAATAACGTATGTCTGATCACCAATAAGTGGATTCATTGCATGTAATTGAGTTAGATTTGTAACAACCGTTAATGATGCTGTTCTTAATCCTTCTTCAATATATAATCCACATGCTTTAATGCCGTTTTCTACCGAGATTAGGCCAAAATCTTCGACTGCCGTTCCTACAACATCTAAGAAATCTATGGCTCTGGCATCCGTTGCTATAAATTTAATAACTGGTGTAATAGAAGCAGGCGTTACTAATGCTAAACCCGAACCAGAGTTTAAATCTGCAAATGGAACACTATTGATGTCTAGTGTTCCATTTATAATTGTAATTGGACCACCAGCTGTATTGGTTATTATTAGTGTCTGTGCGTTAGTAGTAGATGCAACGATATTCGGTATACCTGCTGCATTTATCACCTGAGCCATCTGCGATCCTCTTGCATAATCAGAATATTCACCAGGATCAGTTGATGCTATGTTAAAGGTAACAAGAATACCATTAATGGTAGCTGTAGCATATGGCCCACCTGTTACCCATAATAAAAGTTCACCATAGAATAACGTATTGGTCGTTTGAACTATTGATGGAGATAAAACTGTTGATGCTGTAACACCAGTTAAACTGGTCTGGAAATTTACAGCGGTCACAACATCATTTATACCATAAGGATATTGTGCAATTAAGATATCTATATCATTCAGCTGGAATACCGATTGTGGAGTTAATGCGGGACCAGATGCTGTACTAATTGATGTAGAGGATGTATTATTTCGTAATTTTATGTATAATTCAGATCCACCAGGTATTATAGTAATTTCACCGGGTATAGTAAGAGATGCATAAATTACATCGCCTACATCTCCTGGTAGATAATCTAAATAATCTACTATTTTCTGAACTGGATTAATTGTGAACCAGCCCGGTATGGTATCAGATATAGATGTTACTCTACCAATTACCATCCTATTTGTTGCATCAGATAAAGTAAATCTATGATTTATTGGATCAGCAGCAATAGTATCATTGTAAGCAAAGGTATTACCTTCTTGATATAATGGATAATCATATTGGAGATTAATATATTGGAATCTACTTTGAATATTTATACCGAATGTCGATGATACTCCGCTCGGAGGTACTGGATCAATTTCAGGAACCCCTGTATCACCTATATTAAATACAACATAGGTTCCTACATTAGGTGCCGGATTATTTCTAAATGTGTTATATCTGTAGATATCTTGTACAATAGCAATAACTGATGTTGCAGATTTGGATTCTATTGAAATAATTTGCCATGCCTGACCACTGGTTGCATTTGCAATCCACATACCAACATCAATATCCATACCATTATACAGACCAGGATCTCTGGTTAGATAAGAACTATGAGATTGAACATCGACATTCATTGTAATTTCCCATCTATGATCTACCTGCGTGGGAATTGGTTGGGGGTTTGGTGGAATAACTGGAAAATCGCCTGGATTATACCATGGCATCGTTGCTACGCCAATAACAGAGCTAATATTACCTTGTATAGCCTTTAATGGGATATTTAAGAATGCCATTTAAAATCCAAATACAACAATTAACCACGCACGTTGTCCGACAGATGCCGATGCTCCTGTATATGCCATTGTTGATTGTAATGTTAATATATTTGATGAAGTAAAGATACCATTAACTAAATCAGGTGATGCTGCTGTACCGCCGCCTGCAATTTTAATATTTGCACTAGCAAAATTGGGTCCTGGCATACTTGTAATAGCGAATGTATTTGTTGCAAAATTCTGACCATATAGTGTAATAGATTTAGGTGGATTAGATTTATTTGAAAAAGCATATGTCGCTACGCAATTTGCGCCATCTGTTATAGTCACTGATGTATTAGGTGCTCTTATAACATTTGGTGTAATCCCTGTGAAGGTGCCACTAGCACCCGATGTATATTGTAACACTACAATTTCTGGTGAACTTGATCCACCCACAATCGCAGTATTTGTTACATTTGAAATTCTACCCTTATTATCTACCGTAAATACAGGGACTTGAGTTGAACTACCATATGTACCTAATGTAACACCTGTCGTTGCAAGGCTTACAGAAATTGCCGGTGTGGTTGTAGGATTTATTACACTCGCTGTAATATCAGATGTTCCTGTTATAGAAACATTTGTTACAGTGCCACCACCTGCTGGTGTCGACCATATTCCATCACCTCTCCAGAAAGTAGTAGCACTTGCACCTGTTCCCGAATTTAGATTAGTTACAGGTAGATTTCCTGCATAAGTTGTAGCAAACGTACCAGTACCAGTACCAGTAACTGCACCGGTTAATGTAATTGTCTGATTACCTGTATTTGTGCCAGATAAGTTTGTACCAGATATTGTTCCTGTTGCTGCTACACTGGTCGGCGTAATTGCACCTAAACCAATTGTGATACTTGGTGTACTAGATCCATTTACAACAAGAGTAGTGACACCCTGTGTTCCTGTAGCAGAAACATTAGTTACTGTTCCTACGCCGGCAGCAGATATTGCTACATTAGAAATATTTGTGACTCTGCCCTTACTATCTACAGTTACAACAGGAACAAGAACTGAACTACCATACGTACCTGTTGGTGTGCCGGAATTAGCTAAAGTTGTTGCAAAACTGCCAGTGCCCGAACCTGTAACATCACCTGTTAACGTGATTGTCTGATCGCCGTGATTTGATCCAGAAAGATTTGAACCCGAAATTGATCCACTTGCTGCTACACTCGTTGGAGTAATAGCACCTAGTGTAAGAGTTATTGCCGGAGTTGTTGCTGGATTTAAAACACTACCACTTATGCCATTTGCTGTTACAATCGAAACATTAGTGACTGAACCGTTCGAAAGCCCCGTAATGCTAGAAGCTGGTATAGTGGCAGAATAGACCAGCTGTGTGCCAGCTGAATTCCAAAGTGCATAACCGTTTGGTAGCGATGGCTTTGCCGTATCACTTAGTCCGATGAACGTGCCGCTGCTGAGTGGTGGTTTGTTCAGCAGAGTATTATAATCTACGAAAGTATTCTCCCATAGACTAGTAAATTGATTATAAACTAATGCTTGTCCAGTTCTCAAGCTTGGACTCGGACTGTCGCAATCAGGTGATACATTAAGAAGTTCACCTAATCTACTTGCACCGCCGGAACCTGATAGGCTAGAGTTAATAAATGCCTTTCTTACTGAATCATACCTTAATGTTTGTCCATCTAAAACTTCACTAATATAGAAGTTAGGTACATATTGATTTAAAAGAGAATTTTGCCCAATTATTGCCATTACGTATATTCCTTATAAACTCAATAATACTTTATCTATTTGGCCATATTGCCATGTTTGCCATTGCGGGCTTACAGGTACTGGTTGAAGATAATCTCTATTCAATACCGCTCTTAAGAATACAAAGTTTCCAATGAATGTGGTGGCCATTGAGCCTGTATCGCCGCCATTATTACCATTAGGGTCATATGGGTCGATAGGAAATGGTATGAATGGTTTACATACATCTCCGTTTGGATTTAAATTAATCCAAAACCAATCTTCTGGTGTGGGATCTAATGCGAGAGTTCCTTGTAGACCAAATCCGCCTACAAGATTTTGATAAATTACCTGAACTGTATGTATTCCATCGGTATATCCATAGTACGCATCAGCCCTGACTTTCTCACCAATGACGTTCCACTCTGTTCCAGTGTTTGTCATCATGAGTACAGATTTTCTAATTGCCATAGTATTCCTTCTTGTTCTCTATTATTTATCACATTAAGACAAGAATTATAGCCCACAAAAAAGCCCCAATCAAGGGGCTTCTTTATTTTATGTTAATGTTGCATATTTCCAAGTGCCGTTTACATATACCCAAATCTTTTCTCCGGTAGTATCAACCTGCATAGGTGCATGACCAGCGATTACTGTGGCTGGTATACCTGTCGGTGTTCCTGCAGTGGTAGGAACCTGAAAAAATCCCTTTGTTGCAGTCGTTGATTGACTACCCATTCCGGCCATAACATCACCAGTGGCAAGAATTGCTATTCCGATTAAATTATTCGCTACAAGAGATAACGGTCTACCGACTCCTGCGCCACGAGTAAAGGTACCAATCACTCCGCGAGTGTCATTCATGTCAATCATTAGATATTCATCATCTACATCAGGATAACCATTCTCAAAAGTGATACCCGATTCAGTAGAAGTACCATTAGGAACTACCTGGAGAAGTGTTTTACCATCTGTTACATTAGATTGAAACATTGGGCGATTTGCAAGAGTGGTAAAATCACCCAAGATAAATTCCCCATTAGCAAAAGTTATGCTACCGGTTGGAGCAACATTACCAAGTCCGAACGTTAATGTGCCCGATGTTGTAATTGGATTACCACTTATTGTAATACCATTATTGACAGCAACATTCACAGAAGTAACTGAACCACCTGTAGCAGGAGCCCAAGTAACATTCGATCCATCAGTAGTTAAGAATTGTCCACCGAATGCTCCTTGTGGAGGTAGTAAGGCATTTCTTGCCTGTTGTGCAGTAGATTGACCAGTGCCGCCATTAAGAATCGGTAAAGGTACAGCCTGTGTATTTGAATAGATGCCAGACATTGTAATAGCCATTGTGATTTCTCCCGTGATGGACTATTTACCTCGATTATGAATTTATGATCATAAGAAAAGGCCCCTTAGGGGCCTTTTCTTAATGTAATTTATTAGATCACAATTAATTCCGTAACCAATGTATGAGTATCAATGATAAGTTGTCCTTCAATGAAATCAACATTTGCGCGGCCGCCTTCTCTTAGCTTACCAAACAAGATTTCCTTGGACAATGCCTTCTTAATCTTCTCTTCAAATAAGCGTTCGAATGGCCTTGCGCCCATCTTAGGATCGTATCCGTTTTGTGCAAGCCAGTCACGTGCTTGCTGTGTAACATTAAGACTAATGTTCTTAGGAGCAAGCATAACTTCTGTCTTTTCAACTTCGGCATTAACAATCAAATTCATTTCAGTCATTGTGAGCTTATTGAATTTAACGGTAGCATCTAAGCGATTCCTGAATTCTGGGCTGAAGAATTTCTTAATCTCTGCTTCAACAGCACCACCATTGTCCTGATCACCAAAACCAATCTTAAGTTTTTCTGCATCAGCAGCACCTAAGTTGGCCGACATGATAATAACTACATTGGAGAAATCAACAGTCTTTCCCTTGGCAGAAGTTAAGCGGCCATCATCCATTACCTGTAATAGCACAGTAATAACATCTGGATTAGCCTTTTCAATTTCATCCAGCAATAACACACAATTTGGATGCGTATCGATTGTTTGAATAAGTTGCCCTTCGCCCATCTTACCCTCACCGTGGCCTACATAGCCGGGAGGTGCGCCGATAAACTTAGATACAGTATGTTTTTCCATGTATTCCGACATGTCAAAGCGTGCAAAATGTACACCCAATGCTTCTGCAAGCTTTTTAGCTGTATACGTCTTACCAGTACCAGTTGGTCCAGTAAACAAGAAGCTACCAATTGGCTTACTTGGGTTACGCAATCCTGCCTTGGACATAAAGATGGCTTCGACAAGCTTATCAATTGCTCCATCCTGTCCATACACCTTATCCTTCATTCTTGGTGCAAGATTTTCCAATGCTGTATTTTCTTTCATATCAATCATTGATGCCGGAATATGTGCAATCTTTGCTGCTTGTTGAACAACACAATCGATTGTAACAACTTTTTCTTCCTTCAACTTAGAAATTGCACCAGCAGAGTCCATAATGTCAATTGCTTTGTCAGGGAAGAACTTAGATTTCAAATAACGATCAGCTAAGTCAACGCACATATCGGTTGCGCCCTCCTCAAAGGTAACACCGTGGAACTTTTCGTATTGATAAGCAATACCCTTAAGAATAAGTTTTGTTTCTGCTGCCGATGGTTGATTAATGTCATACTTCTGGAAACGACGCAGCAATGCTTTGTCCTTTTCAAAGTGTTCATGGAATTCATCGTATGTGGTTGCACCAACACACATCAATTGACCTTTAGCAAGCATAGGTTTCAACAAATTGCCTGCATCCATCTGACTACCTGTAGTTGCACCAGCACCTAGAATCATGTGAATCTCGTCGATGAACATAATACAGTTGCCTTGTTTCTTGACTTGGTCAAGCACACCCTTCAACCGTTCCTCAAAGTCACCACGGAATTTTGTGCCTGCAAGCAATGCACCAATATCCAAACTATACACAACCTTGTCGTGTAATGCTTTCGGAACTTCCTTGTTGACAATCTTAAGTGCAAGTCCTTCTGCAAGTGCTGTTTTACCTACACCAGGTTCACCCACATAGATGACATTGTTCTTCTTGCGACGTGCCAAGATTTCAATTGTGTCAATAACTTCTTTTTCGCGCCCAATAACAGGATCAATAGATCCATCTGCTGCTTCTTTGTTTAAGTTGCGAGCAAATTGATCAAGGAATGTTTCACCCGGAGCGTCTTTCTCTTCTGCCTTACGCAAATGTGCAATAATCTTTTCCCTTGTTACACCGTGTTTACCCAGGAAATAATAAGCATGACTAGTTTCTTCACCGAGGATGCTCAGTAAGATACCTTCATTTGTTAATTCATTCCTGCCGCTGAACACAAGTTGTGTTAGTGCTCGTTGGAATGTACGGTTTAGAACGGCCGTACGTTTTGCCGGTATGTCTTTGAGTGCATCTGGCTTCTTTAGTGCAGGATCGCCCAAAAATTGTACTGTTTCCGTCTTAATCTTTGCCGGCTGTCCGCCGATTGCAAGTATAAGTTCGTTTACATCTTTCTCATGTAACAATGATAGCAGGATATGTTCGAGCGTTACATATTCGTGATTGTTGTCATTTGCAACCGAAACTGCACGTTCAATCATCTTTTCTACTTTTTTAGTCATCTTTTTCCTTAAATATTAATACAGTATCTGTGGCTTAAAGATTTCAATGCAATCTTATCAGCTTCGGTCAAAGTTCTCGGAATTGTAATGGTAACACGAACTAAAATATCACCATGTCTATCCGTTTCCGGATTCTTCATACCCTTACCTTCTAACCTGACTATTTGGCCGGGTTGGAGACCCGGGGGTATTGTAAACTGTAGTTTAGCACTATCTAAGTGCTCAAGTATAGCATCCACACCAATCATTGCTTCGATTGCATTAATTTCTATGTCAACAAGCAAATCATCATTGGCACGTTTGAATTTGTGATGTGGTTGTATATCAACCCTATATAGTTTATTATCAGCGAAAAATTTAGTTCCCGATCTAGCGCCACGTGGGATATTTATAACTGCCGATTGATCAACTTTAATTGTTCTGCCTGTGTATGCATCGGCTAGAGAAATATTTACAATATGAACAATTTGTTGTTTTGGTTGACCAAAGAAACCTTCATTGAATTGACTATTCTGCGAAAAGAATGTTTTAAACATCTCTTCGAATTGTGCTGGATTACCGTTTGTACGATGGGTCCATTGTGGTTGGCTGGGCGAATCGGTTGCGTGACCGTGCATATCATAATGTCTACGTTTGTCGACATCACTAAGAGTTTCATAGGCCTCTTTGACCTCTTTAAATTTTTCCTCAGCCTGCTTTTTTTCGGGCGAACCATCAGCGCCTGTAATCTTATCAGGGTGATATTTGCTCGCAAGCTGTCGATAAGCTTTTTTTATTTCGTCTTCTGACGAATCCTTTGCAAGTCCAAGGATTTCGTAATAATCCTTTTTGCTCATGTGATATGCTTTCTAAAAGCGATAGGTAATTCGTCCCAAATTCAAGTCATATGGACTCATCTCAATTTCTACTAGATCATCTAGCAAAATTTGGATGTTATTCTTTCGAATCTTTCCACTAATAACGGCATTCAGAGTGTGTCCGTTTTCCAATTTAACTTTAAATCTTGCACCAGGCGATGCATCGGTTACGCGACCTTTTGTGACAATCATGTCATCTCTATCTTTAGCCAATTTATTAGTTCCTATATGCTATTTGTGTATCTTTAAGTAACATTACCCTGTCATCATTATTAACGCAAAGGTATTTTCCGATCGGGAGAACTTGACAATTTCCTAAGATGCTTAATAGCACTTTAGCTTCATAAGGATTCTGTCCTACTCTGAAAGCAGATTCGCTTAAAAAGTTTCTTCCTATAACAGTATCATAATCGCCGACATCAATCACTTCGGCAACTATTCTCCTACCGTTCCCTACTAGTGTAACAATATTACCATCAATTGTCAAGTCTGCAACCAATGAAGCACCAAAAAAGTCTTCAATTGCTTCTTTCATATCTACCATTTTAAATTCATCCTTAGGTACATAATCTGCTGGATCTATAATAACATAGTTATATAGTTCCGGATCGTTATAAGCGAACGTTTGTCCATCAGAGAAATAGGTTTTAACTTGCCAGTCCATGTTGCCACTGAGATTTCCGACATCTTTTAAGAGTGCCTGAAATTTGTTGGGAAAGGTATCATCTCTCGACATTTCGACGAAGACGAGATAGCGCCCTTCCTCATCTGTATTGGGACTTACTTCAACATCCAGGGTGTCGATAAACCCTCGTTGGATGAATGTGTTAAGGTCTGCT